CTCTCCGGAAGATTTTGTCCTGAGAAAGTTCATGGCTAGGCGTAAACATACCGAGTTGACAAAAACTGCCCTGCTGGTCATGGCGTCCATGAACGTGGACTCCAAGGCCATATCAGGGAAGTGGGAAGAGTACGCCAAGTCTGCCTTGTTCCTGGAGAATCTAAAGTCGGCTAAACCTGTGGAGGACACCCGCTACAAAAACTACCTTGAGGAGTACGAGAGGATGAAGGATATCCGGCCAGAGGTTAAAATGGAGAGAGGTATAGCTTCCCTCTCCCTATCCAGCATTGAGCAACTCTGTGAATGAACCAGTTCCCGCCAACCTATGGAATAGACCCGAATGCCCCTCCGGAGGGGGGCCTGGGCGGAGATGTGTTTGCTCCACAACATGGCCCGGAGTTCTTTGGATACAATGAGGTAAACCTCTTCTCCAACGGGAAGATGGGGATGGATCCTTCCTACGCCTCCCCAAACTGGACGGCCAACATGAGGCCCCAGTACGGTGGACCTTCCGGGTTCGATGCCAGGCAGGCTCCGCAGTTTACCATGATGGGCGGCGTACGCCAGTTGGGTTACCTCCCTACCTGGAACGACCCCGTTACCCCTACCTACATGTCGTCCTCGACATACTACGGCCAGGCTGCCCACGACGTAGCCTCCAAGCCGATTGACTACACAATGAACGCGGTGCAGAACGCCGCTATCCCTATCGCAGGGTTTATGGCGGGTACCTACCTGTCTGGTCGGAACGTGGGGTGGCTGTTCGGCCCCCACAAGGCTGTCCGCAGTGCCCACTACTCCATGAGCATGGCTTCCCAGAGGGCTGCAGCCCTGGTTACCGGAAACGCTGTGAGCTCCGCTGCGATGCACAGTACCGCCATGGCTGCCGCCGGCAGACACTCCTTTGGCGCCTTTGCCGGTCGAATGATTGGATCCGGTATAGGCCGCACTGTTGGCTTCGCTGCGGGCGGAGTAGGGGGTTCCCTCGGAGGTTTTGTCGCAGGTGGAACCGGTGCTGGACGCGTGGTTGGAGCTGCAACCTGGGGTGGACGTGGTGCGATGATGGGCGCCAGGGCTCTAGGGTTTGCTGGGTCTATGGTCGGAGCTGCTGCGGGATGGCTGGCGTTGCCTATGGCCGGCATGGCTGCGGCTGACGTGGTAGGGGACCAGATGGCAAACGCCTATATCGGCACCCGCCAGGGCATGGACACCCTGTTGTCTGCCTCCTCTGCAGAGTACACCGGACAAAGCATGTACGGCACGGGTATGAACCGCAGGGTTGCTGCCGACCTCGGCGGTCGCATGGCCAGGGAATCCATCCTGAAAGGGAAGGAGGGTTCATACCTGGCAGAGATAATGAACACCGGATCCCAGATGGGTATGTACGAAGATGTAAACTTTGCCAACAGCGAGAAGGTTCTCTCCCGTACCCGGTCTATCGCCAAGCAAGTTTCCATGCTGATGAAAGTGGCCAACGAGCCCAACGTCCAGGAGGCCTTGAAGATGGTCTCTGACTTGCAGAGGGCGGGGATTGTCGGGAAGAACGCGGAAGCACTGATTACCTCCTACGGGTCTGCCTCGGCGGTGTCCGGGGTTGCCGGCCGCAGGATCATGGAGACTGTGGGTAAGCAGGGGCAGGCGATGGCCCAGATGGTAGGAATGTCTGCTTTCAGTGGTCAGATGCAGGCCGCCTCTGCTTACGCAGGAATAGCCAATGCTGCCAAGATGGGCCTTGTAGACCCGGCTACGTTGGCCTTGATGGGTGGAGTTGAAGGGGCAACCCAGGCCTTCACAGGTGGGTCCATGCGTCTGGCTACTACGGTATATAACCGTGCTACCTCCTTGTGGGGCAGGGAAGGTAGCGTCACTGGCAGTTTGTCTAGGATTGGCAACCGGGTCGCGGCTGACCCCATGGCGGCCAGAGCAGAGCTGTTCCTGCTGGGGGGACAGGCTGCGGCAGAAGAGATGGAGAAGAACTTCTTCGCTCCCTATCAACAGATTTTTGATGTAGCTAAAACCTTACCAGGAGGGCTAAATACTAACAATATCGTCAACGTAATGCAGTCCAGGGGGATGTCGGCGGATGAGACCCGGTCGTTTCTTACCATGTTTAGAAACTTCAGGGACCCCGCGGCCATGGCCCGTATGTATGGAGCGATGGCTGCCCAAAACAGGGAGACTACATTCCACACCATGGAGCAAGCCGGTTTTGCGTATACCGGGGAGGGGCCCGGAGCAGGGTTTTTCTCTCCTTTATCTCGGACAGCGGCTAACGTGAAAGGGTGGTGGAACCGGATGGGCGGAGCTATGACGAATGACTCCGCCGCAGTATCAGGCACGATCGCAGACTGGGGGGACTCGTTAAACCGCATGGCCTGGGGGGATCGTTGGGGAACTGGCCCAGAGGTAACCAGGTACCGCTACGAGACAGATAATAACGGAGAAACGTACCGAGTTTCTGGAGGAGCCGCAGTAGTAGACCCGAAGGAACTACGAGGCAGGGGCTTCTCGGCGTCAGGGGTAGCGTTAACCAAACAGATGTCAGACCTTATCTCTACTGATGTAGATATCAACAGGGAGTTCTCCGAAGCCCGGAAGGGGCCAAGGGATAAGGTACGGGGGAACATAAGTAGCTTGTTGTCCAAGTATATGCCGGAAGCGCATGTAATGGATATCTCCCAAGCCACCCAAGCTTTATCCACCGCGGAAGTGTCGGAGGTCGTTAGGAGAAACCTGAAACCAATTAAGGAGAATGAGGAGAGGAACGCTTCGGCCTCCGCCAAGGGGTCAATGTACACCGGGAATGACACCTTCATCGGAGAGTGGATGGGGTTTGGCAGTGAGAAAGTACAAAAAGCTGCCCGACACCGTATGGACAAAGGGTGGGCTCAAATACTGGAGGGGGAGAACACTAAGTTCGGTAAAACACGCAACCCCCTTCTCGGTGCGTATAATGTACTCACCGGGGCAGCAGCTTTATCGTCTAGCAAGAGCTATGGACTGAGTACCTTCCTTTTGCCAGCAACGATGTTTGTTGGAGACCAGGATATAGAGGAAACCTCCGGCATGCGGGGGGACGTGGAGTCCTTCCGCGGGTCCATGGCAATATACCGGGCTGCATTAGACGACCCTACCGGAAGTAATGTGAGAGACCTTATTAGAACGGACTCCGCCGCTAAAGCGGAAGCTGCTCGTAACTCCCAGGTCTCTGTCGCAGAGATGGATTGGTTTTTGTCTAACAAAAAGGGGCTCTCCAGTGAGAAAACTGCTCGTATAACAAAGTTCTTTAAGGAAGGAGGAATAGAGCAAGGTAACGAGATTATCGCAAGGAACTTCCGGGAAGGCACAGGCGCTGACGCTATTATGGTCGCGCTTAACCTCCCGGACAAATACCGCAGTGTTGTTGAGGAAGCCACGGTTGGGATTAACAAGACGTCGATGGACGCGGAGACCTCTGGTAGGTTGCTGAGTTCTATTCGCAATTCGGTTGGAGAGAGAGGTAAATTCAAAACCTCGCAGGAGTACGCGAAGGCTGTACACGCTGATGCCAAGCTCTCCGGAGAACAGACTCTAGACACCGAAGACGACGACAAGTGGGCTGGAGCCCGTGCGGAGGAAGCTGCCGATAGACAGGCTAACAAGGACTTCCGGGATGGCGCCAAGTACCTTCTGGAGTTCGCTACCTCCCAGAGGGGTAATTGGCTGCCTCCGAATGGCATCCCCACCGCCAGCGGAAGGGAGACCGGTGCAACCAACATGCCAGCTGGAAGAGGGAAACAGCGATGAGAATCCTGTCCAAACTAAAACCGGTTACCCCCACAGAGCTTTTCAAGAAGCAGGTTGAGGGTGTTATGAACTACGCCAGGAACGAGGGCACGAAGACTGTGACCATTCCTCCGCAGTTTGGGGGTCTGTTCGGCCAGCGCACCACGCTGCAGGAAGACTTGGTGGTTAACGTGATCTCGGTTGACGGGAGGTAAGCATGGCAACTGTATCGTTTAACCCAGGCGGGGACCCTAATGTAAACGTAAAGGCAGCAACGGATCCTTCTTTTACTACCATAAACGGATACGGCACATCCCCCAATGTTAACGTGACTTCTGGGACCAAGGAGGACTTAGCTAAGGCTAACGCCCAAGCTGCTAACGCAAGCGGCGAGGGCATCATCCTCACCCCTCCCCCTGGCACACGCCTTCACACCATCCGTCCTCGTTACGACCTGGTCAAGAAGAACCTTCGAGGGTCTTTGTCGGCTTTTCGTATAAAAAACTCGGGTATTACAAGGAGGTACGTAACCGGGGAGGTAGAGAAGCTATATAAAATGTTCAAAGACCCAGAGGACTCCCAGGACACCGCCAGCAGCGGCTACACCCAGTTTCTCCTACAGGGAACCTCCCTTGTCTTCCAGGAGAAAGCCCAGGTTATTACCACTGCTGGGGATAACGACGTGGTGTACTACTTCGGGCGCACTCCCACGCAGTTAACCATCCAGGGAACCCTCATTGACGATGCGGATAATGATTGGTTCACAGGGTTTGTCACTGCGTACAATTCCATCATGCGAGGGACACAGCTTGCCCGTAACTTCGAGGTAATCGAGCTTTCCACACCGAGTGTGAACTATGTGGGTACGATCATGAACCTGCAGCTTGGGCAGAGCTCCCAGGTAGAACAGCTTGTTCCGTTCTCCATGACGTTGCTTTTGAAGGAAGTAACTCCGTTAAGCGTGACTGCCTGGGGGGAAGAGGTAAACCAGACAAAAGATGGGTTCGAGTCAGTGAAGTGGGCCGGGTACGACCAGATGAGCGACGTAGCTAGGAACCAGTATATCCTACCTGAGGAAGTGTTTAGCTACTACGACTACCGTGGGGAGGGGAAAGCCTTCCTAGACCACAAAATATTCTCTGAGGTACCCGTCGAAAAACCCGAACACTTATTCTCCTCGGAGTACGTCAGCGTTGCCAGTGGCGTTCGTACTAGCATCCTGGACAGTATCGAGTCTATCAACTCTGCTATTCTGACTACCGCGAGTGTGGGAGCTAATCTCATCACGGACATCTCCAACTTCGTTACCGCCCCGCTGGACTTGATAGAGGGGGTAGCGAACGGAGTAACCTCGATCATCAATGCTGCAGAGGCTGCCAACGACCAGCTCGCTGACGCCCTGCTGGCCCCTTACAACCAGTTGCTGGCTACGGAGGACTCTCTAAAGGGTATGGTAGGGACCATCACTGCGTTCCCTGAGACAATTAGCGAAACTCTTGCCAGGATGACCGGGGATAACAGTTACGGTACAGCTACCTTTGCTGGTGGAAAGTCGCTATCATCGGAGGACGCCATGGCGATACTGAGAGACGCCAACCACCGCGACCCATCCAAGGTTCCAGTGGTGGGACCTCCGTCAACCGCTGATAGTAGCAGCGACGATGGCGCTTCTATCTCCTTCTAGGTGAATACATGAGAAAGCTTGCTAACACCGTAGCCCTGGAAAACCTGTTTACCGCCGTACCGGGAAAGAACGCTCCTGGGTACCCTGCCGGCAGTGGGAGCATGCTGTTGAAAGCATTTTCCGAGAAGGTGTTCCGCCCCAACGTCCCCGTGGTGAAGGACGACTGCGGTACAAAACTGGGGAGACTGATCTATTCGGATACCGACCTCATCGGGAAGGTTCTGTTGAACGACGTCATGGGGGGGGCTGGAAACAACACGGTTGTCTGCCCTGCAGGAAAGCTCGTCACTTCGGAAGACCTTACCAAGATAATCTCGGAGGGGATTCCTCAAGTCCGTATTCGCACGCTGGATAGCTGTGTGGCTTCGTCCTCCGGGGTACAGGGTGTCTGCGGAAAATGCCTGCACGCCTCTGCCGAGTACACGTTCAAGGTGACGGTACCATCCCTGTCTACCTCAACTTCGTTTGTTGCGTTTGGAACAAACTCTCCTAACCAGCCCACCCCTAGGTACTGGATGCTGGAAGACGTGGTTAACGACACCCGTAATACCTATGTGGTTTACTACAACGATGAAAGTGTGGTTGGAACTAACGGGTTGCCGAAGGTACGGAAACCGAATGGTATTACCCCTGCGTCACTGCCCACTAACCTGGTTACCAATGAGGGGGTCATTGCCTATGTACAAGTCGCTGTGCTGGTAACCGACTCCCTGGAAACCATTTTGAGAAAGACTGCAGAAGCCTTGGACAAAACAGGGCAGTTCTCCTGCTCGGTTGTAAACAACGAGCTGTTCATCCGGGATATTTTCTACTCTCCGGTACTGACTACCCATGTTCCGTACTCCCCTACCTCCAACGCAATCGACGGGATTTCGTTCAAAGGACTCTCCAAGGACTCCAAGGCCCGCCTGGACCAACACACCATGGAGGGATTCTACGACCGCTTTTCCGAGTCCTCCTCTGGCAGTATCCTTGGGGTTAAGAAAGCTACCGACTTTCCGCTTCCATTCCGGGAGGAGCTGTTCTATGCTACGGTCTCCGACAACGACGTGGCTATCGCGTACAGGGAGTTAAACAAGGTTCTGGGAAAGAAAGTCCCCCTGGACATGCTTCGGTACATCGATGAGTTGCCTGACAGGTTGGAAAAGTCCCTGTTGATTATCGCAGTGTATACCATCTACTCTTTCCTACGGGTGTGACCTGAATGGCCATACGAACTACCCGATTCGCGGCTCCTGACAGTACTTTTGCTGTTAAAGCGTACAATTCGAATGCTCTTCGTACTGACGTCCTGTTCCAGGACTTTAGGGTATATCTGGAGGGCATTGAGGTACCTTTCACAGAGGTACACGTGTCAGAACCTTACATGGCCCTCCCCGTGGCCACCGTGTCCCTGCCGTATTTCCCAGGGCTTACCGAGATTGGCCGTAATTACTTTCCCAAGGTGCACGTGTTTTACCGGGATATAGAAGCAGAACGGTATCTACGTAGTAACCAGATTGAATACACAGACGACGACATTTACCGACTGAAGTTCGCTGGGGTAGTGCATAGGTATTCCTACTCTATGCAGAAAACCTCTGGAGGTGCATCCAAACAGTTCACTATTCACTGCTCCCATAAATACTACGTTCTCAACGAGATTGTCACCTTGTTCGGGGCCAGACAGCCAGAGGATGTTACAAACCCTACTGCCGATGGGGCGGTAGCGAAAGTAGCTTCCTACTTTGGTTCTGCGCAGATGTCGCTGGACTGCATGAAACCTGTGAAACCACCTGTATCCGTTCTTCAGAAGTACTCCGCCTCTAACGCTATTTCCGGCCCACCCCTTAGCCCGGATTCCTTACTTGAGGACCCGACCTTGGAGCCTGCGGACATAGACATCACAATACTACCGGAAGGCATGGTGGGGTACGAGAACCGCGTACAAGGTATACCAGGGTACATTACCAACATCTGGGGAGCGCTAAAAAGAGACTCGTATTCCAGCCAGGTTAGTGTCGAAGGTAAGGACAACCTGATGATATCCAGGCCCATGGTGGATGTGTATATCCCCCTGCTGGATAACGGCCTCAAGTTCTTTCGACGGATGTCCGGTCACCCCGTGATCGAATCGGACTTAAACATCGGAGTACCTACTGCCGGCGCTAATGCAGTGGATAAGTCAAAGCTATCCACCGAGTCCAAGATAGTAGTACCTCCTATCATGCACGCTTCTGTGGGGGCGGCCGCCTCTGTAGATCTATCCCTGCTAGTGATGGAGACATATCTTAGTTACACGGGGCAGACTGGGTCCCTGATGGAAATATTTCAGAACACCCTGAATAACATCCGGTACGACATGTGCTTCCTGGCCAGTCCCGCCCAGGCAACTACCCTGAAAGAGGGGGTAGACGTCTTGGTAAAACCAGTTATGTCTACTTATTTCTCCCCGACCTGCAACGTCATACTACCTACTATGTATGATTCCCTAAGCATTGAGGAGTCCTACTACGACACCCCTACCAGGGTGTCCGCCGTAGACAACGTCCCTTTGGCTACTCCGGATGGTAGTTTCTCTCCGCTGCAATTCAGGGCCCCTCACCTGTATCGTACCGCAGTGGCTGGATTGAAAAAGGGGGTAACTGATCATAAAACAGTTACCGGAAACCTTCTTGACTCCTTGTCGTTTGTGTATGAAGCCGTAGGGTCCCATGAGCTTGGGCAGGGAATCCGCTACAAGTTCGTCGAGGTCGAACCTTGGGTTAGGTTCCTGTTTGTCGAGGAAGACCCAGAGAAGTTGGATAAGTACCTCAACGAGGGCAAGTATGAGGAGGGAGTAGAAGAAGCCCTACATCTATCCTGGCTTCAGGCCCATGCAGCTAACGACACCATTGGAACCCGGGACGCGTTGGAGAAACTAAACCCATGGTCGCCGAAAGAAGGGGCTCTTGGGAACGGGTTGGACGGGGCGTACCGCAACTTATTGGCCACGTTGGAGTATGATTATTCCGTCTCTCTTGTACAGGCAAGGGTAGGAAGGGTCTCTGGGGTATTCAACCCTCATGTTATCCCTGGGTACCCTTGCGACGTTATAAGCAAAAATGCCAATGAACCCAGCTACCACGCCTTCGTTACCAGCGTCGATACATCCTACAGTAGTTCCGGTTTTTGTGGGACTACGGTTACCTTTAGCTCGGCATTTACTTATGACGAATTCGGAAGCTACTACCTTCCTTCTACTCAACCGTGGCTGTCAGCCCAGCTAGACTTGGCGAGCAGTTACACCATGTTGGACCCAACCTCAAAAGCGAGGAAGACCGCGTCGGATTACTACAAGCAGGTCATCGGGGTAGGGGCGGCGTTCCCCACTGCGTTGTATGATTTCGCTGAAGGACGAGGACTTCTCCCGGTTATCTCCGACAAGGGGGATATTGACCAAGGCGTTCCCTGGCCGTATGGACTTACCGGGGAATACCTGACTATCCAGGAGACTTCCGATAAAGCTCTGTCAACAGAGGCGTCCTTGGCGATGACACGCCGGGAGATTGAGACCCTCGGGGATGTAGCGGAATCTATGGGGGTTAAATTTATCTCTCTTCCTCGAGGACCCGATGGGTTACAAATCACCGCTTCCTCCCAAACCTCCGCTGTGAAAAGTGCTCTTAAAGGAAGGGCTGCAGGAGGGAAGCCGAAGCACCACGACGTGATAAAATCCGTAGGCAAGTCAGTGTTCCTGGATTACCCAGACGAGAAAAATTAGGTATAACCACTATGGAAGACGCGAAAGTTGAAAAGAGTTCCTTCGCTACAGGGTACCTGGTTTCCAACCAGGTTCCAAACGACGTGGCAGAAAAGCTCTCCCCCACTAGCGCGGCAAGTGATTGCTTCGCGGGGCAGAAGTTCAGCCGCAAGTTGCAAGAGTTTCTCCTCAACTACCGTACTTTCGTGACAGCACAATACCCATTAACTGATGAGTGACCAAGAGTGGCCAAGAGTGGCCGAGGTACATCTATGTCCGAAGATCTTTTTATCCCGCCTATAGCCCCCGCGTACGGGAGCAACGACCAGGAGCTCTACCGCACCTGGAAAACAAACCCAAGCAAGGAGAACATGTCCAAGCTGGTCCAGGCCCTGATGCCTATCATCAACCGTGAGGTAACCAGACAGTCCGGGTCTGTAGCTACCAGCGTTCTTCGTGGAACGGGCATGGAGTGGGCCATCAAGGCCATCAAAAGTTACGACGACTCCAAGGGCGTCAAGCTCTCTACCCACGTTGCAAACTACGTGCAGAAGATCCGGCGTGTAAACTATACGTTCCAGAACGCAGCTCGTCTTCCTGAGAACCTGCAGATGGAGTACGGAAACTTCAAGGTGGCCAAGGACGATCTGTCCAACGAGCTCGGCCGAGATCCTACCGAGGTGGAGCTGGCCTCCAGGCTTGGGTGGAAGAAGCACACGGTAGCTAATCTCCAGAAGCGCCTGTACCAGGACGTGGTGGAATCCGGGTCAACCCAGAGTACGGCAGTCACCGGGTTCAACCCAAATGGCGTGCTGCTGGAGATGGTAAGAAACAGTCTGGACCCGCAAGAGGTCATGGTGTTTGATAACCAGATCAAGGAGAAGAAGGATCAGTTGTCCAATACCGACCTGGCGAAGAAGTTGGGGGTTAACCAGAACCGGCTGCAGTACATCCGCAGAAAGGTAGTGGATAAAGCAAGGGCCCTGCAAGTAGAGATGGGGTCCTGGTAATGGCCACTGCGCCGGATACCATCAAGGAGGTACACAAAGTCATGGAAGACTTTTTTTTGGCTTCCAAGGAGTCAAGAGAGGATCCTGATACAAAAATAACCCCTATGGTCAAGGACTTGCCAGAGGTAGACGGAGTGCCCCTGGAAGACTTCCTGTTGAAGAACGCTGCAAATTCTGCATCCAGGTCAGAAGCAGCTGTGTTCAAGAGCCTTACCTTGCTAAAATCTGTTCAGAGAGAGTCCTTGCTTCGCAGGATGACCCGCAAGAAATACATGGAAGACCTGGCGGAGTACTACGATAACGAGGCGGACTATTACGATTACCAGGGCAAGCTGATGTATCAGTACGCTACTGGGAAGACCCCAATACAGAAAGGGTAGGTATGGCAGCATCCAGCAGGGTAGGCACTTCCTCCAACCTGGCGGAAGACGGGACGTACGACGTTCTTTTGTTCACCTATGAATCCGGGTTCCCGAACGGGCGCTTGCGTTTTTCCTATGGATCCGTCCCAAGGAAGATCACTGGCGTGCAGAAAGTAGCCCAGACGCTGGCTAAAATACTGATCACCCCTCGTGGCAGTGATCCCATCCGAAAAACTCTGGGGACAGACTTCCCCTCCATCGCCATGGGGTCGTCCCTCGGTGGGAATCGTAGCCAGGCATTGTCCATGCTATCCTCCGCGTTGAAAGATGCTGAGGTTCAGGTGAAGAACTCCCTGTCAGGCGGAAAGGACCTGGACTCCCAACTTCAGTCCGCTTCCATCCTGGATTTTGATTTGACCGAGGATATGATAACCTTGTACATTCGGATCATCACCAAGGCCGGGAAGAAGGCCTCCGTGACTATCCCGTTCCCTCAAACCGATCTGGCGATTAACGCCTAACCTAGCGAGAATCCATGAGCGAGAACCTGCTTTCCATCATCCCCTCCCTCCAGGTTACCTCCGAAGAGGTCAGGGAGGCCGAGCTTCTGGCACAGCAGTACCTGGGGGCCCTGTACCCATCGGTAGACTTCCGCCCAGGACTGGCTATCTACGACCAGGTGATACGCCCCGTGGGCACCATGATAGCCGTGGTTAACAAGGGGGTTGAGCTTCTGTTCCAGAACAATACTGTGGAAGGTATCACTGATGAAACCCCCAAAGAGTTTGTGGACAAGCTCATGTCGAACCACTTTATGGCGCGAAGGATTGGCGCGAGTTCCACCGTTATGGCGCGGTTGTACTTTCTGCGCCAAAAGGACGTGTATATTTCCCCAAGCTATTTCTTTTCCACCAACAATACGGAGATGTTCTACCCGGTATTGGACAAGTCCTACGCAGCCTCTGAGATGCAAACTTCCTATGAAGAAGAGGCTATCGGTCCCTTCTTCCTGGATGTGGAGCTGCAGTCAGGGGGAGAGGGGGAGGAGTACAATATCTCCGCCGGAAGCTTGCTGTACTTCACCGTGTTCGACCCGTTCTTTGCCGGAGGCAACATTCTCTACTTGAAGTCCACCTCGATCGAGGAAGAGGCGAACACTGCTTTCGTCAGCAGGACAGAGGCCTCCTTGTCCACCAGAAACCTGATCAACCTCCCTTCGATCGAAGAGAGGGTGTTCTCGGTATTCAACTACTTCAACGAAGTCGAGGCGGTTGGATTCGGGGAGGAGGAGATGAAGAGGGACAAAGCAGATGTTATCAGTCGCACCTCCCCAGGACGGAGCAGCACTATCCACCTTGGCGGGAAGACCGATGTTTACGTGGACGCCGACCTGGAGTGGAAAACCCAGGTGGAAGTCACCGTGCAACCCTATAGCGAAACAGACGATAGACTTGGGATACATCTATACGGCCCTATCGTTGATTTCGAAGTAAGCCCGACCCCAGCAGAAAACCTGGTTCCTCCTACCTCGTATGCGGACGTCGCCCTGCTCCTCTCTTGGGGCTTTGAGATGATCCGGGACGACTACGAAAACGACACAGGATTCAGCGGGCGCCAGCATACTTTCGTAGCCCTGTCGTCCTATGAGAGATCGGATGGCGTCAGGGAGGACTTCGTACTAGGGGACAAATTCTTCGTCAACCTGGAGCAGTTCTTCGGGGTAGACTCCCTGCAGGCCTACCTGGACGACAGGCTTACCCGTGTAATCGCAGCGGATTACCTTGCCAGGGCTATGGAACCTTGTCAGTTAACCGTGAATATTGAGATCGTAGAGCGGTCCAGCACCGATACCGAAGAGGACTACGAGGGCCTGGCCCAAGACCTGATAGAAACATACCTGGACTCTCTGGGTAACGGCGGAACTTTCTCCATGGCAGAGTTTATCACCTCGCTACAGTCCGGGGGGGTGTCAGGCATGTCCATTCCCCTTGATGTGTCGTATCGTCACCTACGCAGGAACGGCAGCGGTCCATCTACTGGTGTCATCACAGACACCTTGGAACTCGACCGCCTCTCTCGGTTCACCCTGGAAGCAGTGTCGGTAACCTTCGTAGACGAGGAGACGTAACCCGTGTTCAAGTCAGGGGCTGGGTATAAAGGCTTTCCCTCCACACAAGAGATCAGTGGGGGAAACCTCTATTTGTACGGCCTGTCGGATTTCTGGGCCAACATGTTCGAGGACTCCGAGCTTGTAGAGAAGCACTTGGAGCAATCCAGCATCCTCATGGCGGATGCCTACAGTAAGTTCCTGCAGTTAACCTCTACAATAAGCATCGACGACATCCAGGCGTACACGCATAGTGAGATACGACTTTGCTTGTTCCGAAAGAACCGGGATTCCCGGGGTGGAACCACCTACCGCATGCCTGGGAGGATCGTAGACTGCAAGTACCTGATGACCCGCCCTCTGCTGCCTACCAGGACCTTCGAGAAGGGGGTTCACTTCGAGATTGACGCAGACGCGGGCACCATCACCTTCTACGATACCCTGGACAACTCCCTTGCTCCTGCGCGAGCCATACTCGACCCGGCCCTGGGGGAAGTAGACACCGAGTTTGCATTATGGGCAACGGACGTCGTGGTCAACGATGACCTGATTTTCAAGCACTTCGGGAAGAACCTTGGTAGGTTTCCACCCTCCCCCTCACTCCAGACCTCCTACAAGGACTTCATACGTGGGGTAATGTTCCTCTACAAAGGAGGGCCGGTGGTGGAGTCCCTGGAGCAGGGGCTTAGCCTTGCGTTAGGAGTTCCTATCGCCAGGGAAACCGAGAAGGTTCTGTCCGTAGTGAAAACGGCTGACCTGAACGCATACATCGTGGTCACTGCGGCCTACTCCTACCTGATCCCCTATGATGTTCCCCCCAGCTTCGCAGCCGGGGATACTATCTACCGTGGGGATTCCCTGTTGAGGGTATCTGCGGTGGAAGACCACCTTACCACCCCGAATTGGTGGGACGGAGTCGTCATACCAGCAAACCTTATTGACAAGCTATCCGGGAAAGAATATGGAACAGTGGAGAACCCGGAGGTGTCAGCAAGCCTGACGCCTACCGCTACTCTTGGGCAGAAGGAAGCCTACTATCTCATGGACACCTTCCTCAAGAACCACACGTTCCTGATACGACTGGTATGGCAGGCCGCCTTTGAGAGTAGCCGTACTTCCGAGGTGTTTGACCTCATACAGTCCACCAAGCCAGCGTATACCTACGGGATATACCTGTGGGAAGTCCCTCTGGGGGTAGAGCCAATCTTCATGGACGACAGCGAGATAGTTATCTCCCTGGATTCCTCCTTCCGGGAGTCTCTCGGCAATCTGGATACCTACATTGATCGCAGCGACAGCGCCGGGTCGTGGCAGCCAAGCACGTCGTACGTAGTTGGGGACGTGGTTGTGCCGGACTACGCCAACCCCCTGTTTACCTACCTGGACACTCAAGCGGTATGTGAAGTAGCCGGCATCTCCGGGGTATCAGACCCTGCCTGGGACACCTACGACATCGGGGACCTGGTTGTTGACGGCACTGTCTCCTGGAGGATTGGGGAGAAGCAACTTGGGATCAACTCCGAGCGTCACGCAGGGTTCTTCATCCGGGGCAACTACGATCCTAACCTGATTGTTGTAGATACAGAAAATGTCACCTTTCGGGTGCCGGCCATCGACCACTTCCCGGATAGGGATTCTGTGTTGAATGTCGACGACACAGACCTTGTTCCGTTGTACAACCTCCCGGCTTCCGAACTGGTGGAGAAGCTGGAGAGCGTTAACGCAGGAATAGGTAGCTGCTTGCCCAACCTCCTCGCCTACACAGGGCTTGACGGGATAGCCAACTACGAAATGATGTTTTTCCGGGACCACGCAGAATACCTGGACAACTATGGAGCCGGGTACACTGGCCTTGGATATAACGGGGGGGTACTCCCTCTGCCTTTACAGACAGGGGAAGCCTTCCGGGCGTACTTCCCTGACGTAGTGGACGTAACTCCCAACGAAACCTTGTTCTTCCTCAAGGCTACCCCGGATATGTACTCCGCGTTCTGGGTGAAGCCTTCTGTAGCGTTTGGGTACCTACCCTGGACCAGCGGGGAGCCGATGCTGATAACCCTGGCGTACACAACAGGCACGCCGTCCTTTACCCCGGAAGGAGCGCATACCGGGGTGATGTTTGAGGATGACTACCTCACAATGCGGTATGGGAACGAGTAATGAGCATCCGACACGCACGAGTATCACAGCTTGTCACCCCTGGGGGTCTCTTCTGGGCAGAGCTTGAGGTGTCCTCTCAGTCTACCACTGGTAAAGTTGCGGTAGGTGTTGCTACCGAGGGGGTTGTGTTACACAGGGACTTCGCGGACAACACCTGCGTGGGCACGTTCCCCATACCTTCCGGGGAGAGCCAGGCCGGCGTACTCCTCGATGTCGAGACGGGGGATGTACTATCGGTAGGCCTTAACCTGTCCTCAGGAGAAGTACACTTCTACTTGAATGGGGACTTCCTGGAAACCCAGGTTGTACCGGCGTCCAGCTCCTTCTACCTGGTAGGTGGAGTATCAAGAGGCTGCAGTTTATCGGCTAACCTATTTCAGCATGTACCCTTCCAGTTCCCCCCTCAATCGGGGTACACTGACTGGGTCGTGGGAGCTATCGGGGTTCCTACCGCTATCGACAACCAATTCCTTTCAGCGACGGTGTGAGTATGCAGTTACAATTCGAGGATGAGGTATCCATCCGGGGCAGGCTTGTGGTCAGCAAGGTGTTTCCCAACGGGGAGACAGAGCTCCACTACGAGGACGATAACCTGATTACGGACTACGCCCGGGCGCTGATGCTGGCGCTGGTGTACGACACCACCGGTGGAGTAAGGCCGGACCCGATTCGGTCCTTCCAAGTGGGGAGTGGGGGTGTTGCCAATACCGCTACCCCAGGCTCTATCCTGGCCGGCGTGCCCAGCATGACCTCCCTGCGGACCCCGTTACAGCTAGGAACCAACACCCTGTCCCACAATAGATCTTCGGTTACACCAGGCAACCTGAGTGCCAACACTCCGTTGGATATCACCTTTTCGTTCGGAGTCCCTAACTCCTCCTTGGTTGACAATTACATCAGCGAAGCCGGGATGTTTACTCAGGCTGGCAACCTGTTTAGCTACAAGTCGTTCCCTGCACTGCTGAAAACCGCCGAGTTCTCCATCCAGTTCACCTGGACCATAACCTATGTGTAAGGGGAGCCTGGTTATCTCCAGGGAGTACCACGATGGACGTACTGAGGTGCTCGTAGACGGAGAAAACTACGTTCTCCTGTACCCGCGTGCCTATAATCTGTTCCAGACGTATGACGGCCGACTCCCGAATGACCCAATCCAGACCTACGAACTGGGAAGCGGTGGGTTCGTCAACGGGGCAACTGTGGCTGCGTCCGGTACCAATACAAGTAACTCTGTGTACAATCCTCTTACCTGCCTGTCAGAGACCACAACCACCCAGATTTATGACAGGACACGGTTGACCAGAGACGCTCACTACGTACCCTCGGTAGGTATAACTTCCACGTCTCCCCGCAGCGTCACCTACTCGTTCTACCTGGACTTCGAGGAGGCTGTTGGGCAAGCAATCAGCGAGGCCGGATTGAAAACACGGGCGAATAACCTGTTTTGCTACAAAGCGTTCCCCACAGTGGTCAAAACCTCCGAGTTCAAACTGACGTTCCAGTGGAAGATAAAGATATGAGTATCATCCAGGGCTCTCTGCAGATCGAGAAGCACTACCCCGATGGGCGTATCGAGGTGGCCCTGCCATGGGAAGATAACATGGTCATGAGAAAGCAGCGGGCTCGTATCCTGGTTTCCACCTACACCATGGACCCTACCAACTCAGTCTTCGTCGACCCTATCACCGAGTTTCGAGTAGGTTCGGGGAACCCCTTGGCAAACCCGGAAGGAACCGAGACAAGTCTGGTCACCCCTATTGTTTCCGGGTACACCCCAGGTGCGCTGTACTACAACCTGTTCTACGGGGCCGTGACCTATGGGTACTCCCTTGGGGTTTCCCAGTTGAACGGAGAGACGATTAACGAGGCCGGCCTGTTCACCCGCAGCGGGGCTCTGTTCAGTCTGAAGAGGTTCCCTGACATTACCAAGGACGGGACCTTCGCTTTGGTCTTCCGGTGGAAGCTGTCGGTGTAAAATAGAAGTACACCCCGGAGGCTCCCGTGAGCAGCGAAATTGTAACTACAAAAACCTTTCTCCCCACCCCAGGAACCTGGCTGGTAGAAGCTGTTGTCACCCCTGGGGGGTCTCTCCCAGAGGCCCTCTTCCTGTACGAGGTAACCGAGGAGGGTGAGCTAGGAGAATACTGGGGGATCTCAAATCGTAACGAGCTGAGCTCCAGGTCCGTGTGGACGGGGACTCCTGTGTCTACCTTCGGCAATGCCTTTGTACGACACGACGAGATGTCCAGGGAGTACGAAACGGAAGAAGACGCAGATGATGCTATTGAATGGATAGTGGAAAGCGCTACCTTGCTGAGTGTCGAGCTCCAGGGCGTGGTTCCGGAAGAGTTGACCCATGTCATACCGTAGCGTACAGCTACTTCGGAAGTTCGCTGAGGCGTCTCTCAGGCCTCACCAGGAACGGGTTGTCGAGAAAGTCTCTCTGCAGCCTACCCTTGCAGTCCATAGTCTGGGGTCTGGTAAAACCCTAACCGCCCTGCAATCTATCCTGAAAGCCAAACGGGATAACCCTGGAAAAAAAGCCTTGGTGGTAGCTCCGGCGTCCCTTGGACAAAATATCTGGAAGGAAGTTGAGAAACACGGTATTCCACTGAAGCCGTCCGACGTCACCGTAATATCCTACGAAGCCCTGGCTCGAAACCCAGAGAAGTATAATTCCAGCGCGTATAGTATCGTAGTCATTGATGAGGTTCACCGTATCCGAAACACGGGAACCAAGATGAAAACCTCTCTGGACACCACTCTTCTTTCTACCCCTGACGCGAGGGTCCTCGGCCTCACAGCAACTCCTGTGTTTAACAAACCGGAGGACCTTGGGGTAATTGTAAATACGATATCCCGCAAAAAGATACTTCCGGAGGACTCCAAATCCTTCGCCAACCAGTTCATGTCCATCGAAAAGTATGAGCCGGGGTTCTTCGCCAGACTGGGTGGGGCGACCCCAGGAGTTACCACGAAGCTAAAAAACCTGTCTGTGCTCGAGAACTCCCTTCGAGGACGTGTAGACTACTTCGACGCCAAGTCCGACCCAGAGTACCTGAAGATGTTCCCCTCAAGCTCGGAAAGGGAAGTCACGGTTACCATGACTCCGGAACAGCAGGCTGTGTACCAATACCTAGAAGGAAGAATTCCCCGGGCCTTGCGGACGAAGATCAATAAAGGGTTACCCCTCAGTAAGCAGGAAGCATCCCAGTTGAACTCCTTCCTGACGGGAGTACGGCAAGCTGCTAACACCCCTGTGGAGTACATGACCGACCCCTCTATACGAGAAAAGAACTATCTGTCTCCCAAGATACAACGTATTGCGGATGACTTTGACTCCTCCGCGAAGGGGAGTCCGGGGTTCAAGGGCGTGGTGTACTCCAACTACCTAAAGTCAGGCCTGGCACCTGCCAGGGACGCCCTGGTTAACAAGGGGTATCGTGCAGAGGTGTTTTCCGGGGAGCTCTCCGCCAAGGAGAAAAAGAAGATCATCGACGCGTACAACGCAGGGGACCTTGACGCCATGCTGGTCAGTAGCGCGGGGTCAGAAGGTCTCGACCTGAAGGGTACCCGCATGGTGCAGGTGATGGAGCCCCACTTTAACGCCGCCAAGATCGATCAGGTTATCGGCAGGGCTATCCGCTATGGGTCCCACACGCATCTACCCGAAGACCAGAGGAAGGTAGAAGTTCTCCGGTACTACAGCGCAAAGAACCCTACGTTCTTTCAAGAAGTATTTGGTCTTCCTCCAGACCAGTCAGTAGACCGATTCCTAAAAAACCTGTCGGATGAAAAAACTATGGTAGACAGAGAACTGAGAAAAGTTATGCAAAGAGCGACGATGGAGAAGACCGCAGCAAGGTCCCTTCTGTCGTGGCAAAAAAAGAACCCCGCTAAATAGCGGGGCTCGACCTGGGTAGACAGGTCAGTGGATCGTCTTCTTCCCGGAGAAGTCTTTTACCACTTCACCGATGTCCTCGGTCGGGGTAAACCCGGTGTCTTTCATGGCCTCCTCCGGGCTAAGCCCAGCGTCGATGCGTTCCTGCATCGTGCGGTAGTTTTCTCTCTCCTCTTCCGTGAGATTGGGTACGTACTTGTACCGCTCGCTTATTGGGAGGCCGTGAGCCTCCATCCAGGTGCAAGTCCCTTCCGTACGGAAGTCGAACTTATCTTTCAACATTTCCATAACCACTGGGGCTTGGACTCCTTCCCCTAGTGGAAGGAAGAAGAACTTCATCATGGCTTCTGCCATAAGTTCTTTGAGAACAGGAGGTATGTTCTCTTCGATTTTGTAAGTGGACTCCACCCACTTACACATCGTAACTCCAATCAGGGCTACGGCCTCCATGACCGATCTGGCCATGGTATCGTGGAAGTCCCCTTCCCTTGAGCCAACCCATTTCGTGGGCTCTGCGTCGAGGTCTTCCAGGGCGTCCATGTTATCCATCCCGGATAGGTACTTGTCTAAAGTCTCCCATATTCCCTGTGTTACCTTCAGTCTGTCCATATCCGGGTTCAGAGACATCACTGTCTCCACTAACATGTCGCAGTTCATATCCAGGAGACGTGTCACTATCTCCCGGAAGGGAACCTTCCTGGTCAGGTCTTCAAGGTTAACCTTTACCATCGCCAATTTATATGTACTCATTTCTTCACCCCTCTCTGGTTAAAAAGAAAGGTGGGAATAATCTCCCACCTACTATCCTTATACCAAATTCAGGCCAAGAATATACTTGGTAACGATCCCAAACATCTGTTCCCTGGTGCTGTCGTTCATGACGATGAGCTCCGGCGGCAAGGTAACACCCTTCTCACTGGAGTGGTCAGACTGCTCGATCTTCTGATACCCAGGAAACCCAGGGATGATACTGATTAATACCCCGTTCTCTTTCACCATGGCCGCTTCGTTATCGAACCTTACGTCCGGAACGATGACAATGTCCACACCATTCCGAATGGCGTGGTACTTCAGCGCAGTTACCCATACGTCAGGACCGAACGTGGCTCGGAAACACTCTGTCCCAACCTTCTGTAGAATTTCCCGGTGGGTCATATGTGGGTACAAGGTAGCCAGCCTCTTCTTCCCTTCCTGTGTGTACATATCGCTCGTCTCGAGGCCCAAGGCTATGTTACACACGGCCTTCAGCGGATCTGCTAGTGACATGACCCTGATCTTTTTGCAGGACCCTGACTGGGAGCTGACAAAATTCAGACACGCATCGAGCTTCTCCGCAACCGTGTCCTTACCACAGCCAGCCGGCCCGGTAAGACCAATAAAAAATGGGCCGGTTCCTTCGGCCACTTTACTACCTTCTGCCTGGTCTAAGGATGTCATCACACACCTCCCCTAACAGTTGAATAAATGGGCTTGCCTCTTTCCCGGTCAGGGACTTCGACAAGTCTTCTACATCACCCCTCAGCTCTCCTGCCTTTACGGGTTCGTACAGCGGAATCCGGTTGATGGGCGCCGCAGAAGACACAGAAGACAGGGGACGGTTAGGTACCCCTATCCTGTGCAATGCAGAGTCCAGGAACATCGGCTTGGAAGTGATATACAGGCTACCAATGACCTCGTGATTAACTGGGGTCAGAGAGTATTTCCTTGTCGAGGTATCCCTACCATCGACAAGGCCTGCTTCCATAACAGTTACTTCAATCCACATTTTTCTCACAGCTATCTCCTAAGATCGAAGATTGAGGGTGGCCCTTCGTAAAACGGATCGGAAAGCTGGTCCTGTAGCTCACGATCCATCAAATCTGCGTACTCGTCGTCCGTAATGAACTCGGGGACTTTGCGCGCAGTCGGAGGGGTGTACGCCTGTGCTGGCCTGGAATACATAGCAGAGGGGATCGGGGACGTTGCCAGCCCGGTAGGGGCAGGGGAGTTTCCGGATACCATTCTCTGTATCAACAGCCGTATACACGGGTACGTTTTCTCTTTCGTGCTTTCTAACACGCCTTCCTGGTGGTCTCCTTCCACTGCGGAAGGTGTGCATGCCCAAAGAGCTCCAGCAGCGAGGGAGATACCCCCGGCCAGCAGGAGTGTCTTCTTCGTGTCGAGCTTGCAGTTTCTTTCGTGTGCAGTCTGATAGCTGGCTAACATCATACACGCAAAAGCGCCTGCGCCAGCGAGAGCTCCGCTGGTGGCACGTCGTTTAAACGACATAAAAGTAAACCTCTTGATTACTTTTGATTGTGGGCTCTTTGCCCGGTTACTTTCCTTATACCGCGTTATCTCTGTGGTATGAACAGGGTTTCCAGGTCGTGGTACCTATCCCCGTATTTCAAGCGGTTGTAGCGGGCCATGAACAACTTCTTGGCGGGCTGGGGGCCCAGGTGGAGGAAGAAGGAGGTCTCACCGAAAGATGGGTCATCCAGGGCTACCGGTAGCTCTTTTAGACACATGTGCCTATCCGCGTCTTTAACCACATCAGAGATCGTTCCAGGGACCTTGAACACAGCGGCCATCCTCTTGTACAACACGTCCTCCATCGACTTGAACTCTGGGAGAAACGCTTTCAACGGGGCTGGCATGTCCCCCAGGTAAGCTTCCGCCATATCGTGTAGCAGCCCTTCCATGGCGAACTCCGGGGGAACCATATAGGATACCCTCACGCAGTGTTCCGCTACGGAGTAAAACCGGTGAGCATGCCCCCCGAATCTGCAGGTGTTACCCAAGGCGTGGGCGATATCCTCTATTCGGAAGAGATCGGAGTCCCTCCAGACGTTTACATCCGTTTCCAGTGGAACCTGAATCCTCTGTCCGGAGTAGGTTTGCATAAAGCCGTATTCACTCATTCTCTGTACCTCTCTTTGTTTTTTCCGAGTCTATCGCCCTCAGTACGTTGTCCCAGTCCTGCACGTCACACTCCATACCTGCGTGCCCCTTGGCTATTGCTTCACGGGCTTCCCTCTCTATCAAGTACAGCAGGTTGTCCTCCAGGATCGGAACGGTGGAGCGTAGCCAACTGCAGTAGCTTCCTACCGCGTATGTCTTCCGCCCAAGGTAATACCGGAAGGAGCCCACGATAACTTCGTCCGGTGCTTGCACCAGGTCATAAAACTGTCTCATTGCCATACTTCCTCCACGCCATGTAACACAAACAGGTGGCATCCGCTTCATGGCTGTTCACTGCAGACGCCCCCGAGGCGGCTTTCGCAGCCGCACTACTAAACTTCTTGTCCATCGTTTTACTGGGGTTGGAAAACCCCTTGGTGACAACCAGGTGTTTGCACAGTATCGTCTTCCAGTCTATCGCTCTCCATAGGTCAACTTTCACACCCCTCTTCTGCAGGGCGTACTCTAAAGCCCCGATTACTTTCTGGGTGGACTCCGTGTCCTTGTTAGGGGTACCTCGTCCGTAGGTTACGTACCTCTCCATGAACGCTCCACGGATAGGGATACCCGCAGGAATGGCATCGTCCACCGCTTCTGCCAGGGTAGCAAACCCGGAGCAATCCACTGTTTTGGATAGAAGTATTTTCCCGTCCTGGTCCATGAGTACCACACCAAGGTTCTTCCAGCCAGGGTCTATTCCTAGGTAGTGCATGGGCATGTTCCCGGTTACAAAAAAAGACAGCCCATATGTTACTACGGACTGCCTCAGCTTGCTAGGCTTGCGTTGGAATGTGCGACAGGGCCCTGAGCGAGCCGGCCGGATCCAGGGCCCTGAAGATTTAGGAGACCCGGGCGAAGCTCGGGTCGTACAAATCTTCAGGTTTTTCGCATACTTCAGTTTTGGGAAAGAAGGGAGTCGAAGGTAGCCCTCGACAATAGCTTGTGCACAAAATTACTTCGGTCGTACCCGCAATGGTTGCCCAGTGAGAGAGAACTCAGCTTTTGTATACAGCTAGATACCCTAGCTACTTTTGTTATACCCGGAAACCAAAAAAAAGTGAAAATAGAGCTGGACCCAGGTGGAGGGACCAGCTCGAAGAACCTTCAAACTCGATGCTATTAATAACTTCCAGGACCGACTGGGCCCGAGGCAAGCGTAGCGCAGCCTGGGGCCAAGTGAGGGTGCCCTGGGTTACCCAGGGCTGGTTTTTCATACTTTGAAGGTGTAAATCTAACTACGCTCATTTCTTTCTTTAATTCTTGACCTGGAGTGTACCTGGTGCCCCGAGGGGCGTAGCTTGCGAAGGCCCGGTGGGCACGTGGTACACGGAAGGGTCAAGAGAAGTTGTCCCAGCGGTAGCCGCTGAGGAAGCAGTTTCCTGCTTTTTTTACGTACCGTAGTTAAAACTGTGTTACGCTCATTTTCTGAGAGGTTTTCCGGAACGGGAGCGGTCGGCGCAGCGCAGCGGAGCCGTGTAGCGGGAGTTCCGGAAGGAAAGTCGCCAGAGGTAGCCCCTGACTAACGCCTTGAAAGTTTCCTTGCAAGGGTTGTAGACCGTAACAATTAACGCTCACCCAGGCAGATCCTTAGATCTGGCTGGGCTCCTTTCCTACCAGGCCGGCAGCATTTTCCAGCTGTACTGGAGCATTTCAAACATCTCCAGATGAGCTGGGGCTACACGTGGGTTGATCTCCCCGGGATTCAGGAATACCTTTCTGGCTAACGGAAGATCCGTAGCTTTATACGTGTCCCGCTTGCCGCGGACAATCAACCCTTCCTCCACCAATCCGTTGATAAGGTCTGACGGTTTCAGACGAAGGTACGTAGCTACCTCCGTCATGGTTAGACTCTTGGCCTTCATGGCCAGAGCCTTGTACCGGCCATGGAGCCATGTCATCTGGTCCTGAGCCTTCTCCGCGTCATTGCGGCGAGGCTTGTACTTCTTGGGGGCTTTCACCGGGGCGTGGGCTTGAGCCGTGACCTGCGCAGGCTCTGCGGCGAAGTCAAGGGCCAGTTGCACCGAGGGTTTCTGCTTCGTCTCCACTACTTTCAGAGGACGCCCCGCAGGTACAGACACCAGCGACACCGCTTCCACCACGCCTTGTAACTGGAAGTAGTCCCTGTTGCCGAGAACTTTCAGTTCCCTGAGCTCTTTCCCGATTTTCCCCAGGGAGGAGACAGCCTCTTGCTTGGAGGCACAGAGTCGAACCTGGTTCTTTCCGTGGTTCTTCAACTGGCTGGCAAACCCATGTCGCACGCGGTGGATCGCGTATGACTTGTTACTCCCGATGGAACGGTGGGTTAACCGTGTGCAGAACGCACCCACTACCTTCTCCGAGAGTCCTGCGTTTTGCAGGGTTGCCTTCAGAGACACCAGAACTCGGTGGTCTTCTGTTCTTACCAGTACCACCCCTCGTTCTTCCTTGTGGAAAACCCCTTTCCGGACCACGTCCGAAAACGAAGGGGATTTGCGACGGGGTTTACTGCTCTGTGGGACTACCTTTTGCATACATACTCCTCGGTGCCTCACCGGCACTCATTGATTGCGTAAAGCGTGGACAGGGACGCCCACAGTTTGTCGTACAGCTCCTGCATACTCACCGTCATCAACGGAGAATCCATCGGGATTGTCACCTCTACAAAGAGCCCGTATTGCTCGTCCTCTTCATAGTAGGTGTCAGCCACATCCGGGCTGTTAGTAATAAGCTGCTCCACCCTCCTGAACTTAGAGTGGAGCTCGTGGTCCAACTCCCCCGGCTCCCGAAAAGGAAACCGGAACGTGGCCGTTATGTCTACGGGTGCACCCCTCATAGGTAGATGTCCCCCGTTCGAAGGTCATCCGCCAGGTCTGCCCCAGTGGATTTCTTGTCGAAAGCCCTCCGGAGAACGGTGTTAGGCTTCAGGAAGGGATCCCTGACCTTCTTCCCCCGTTTTGCGTCAAGGGCCGCTTTGTGGCGGTCTCTCTCGGTGGGGGCGAAGGTCTTGGTCAGAAGCTCCCCACACTCTGTACAAGCAGGCATGGGGGACGACACCCGAAGGATGACCACCTCTAACACCGCACCATACTTAGGGCACTTGGGATTTCGGCACTCACCGTTGTGTACTGGCATGGTACCTCCTCAGGGTACCATAACCATACTAGCCGCCGGGGAGGTAAACCTTCCGGCGGGGTAACACAGATGAAGACCGGGGTTGGCCCTGTTCATCTCTTCAACATCCACGAGGGTTCCATACCGGGTCTCAAGGGGGGCTCCAACCACCACCACGTTACCCGTGGCGTCCACCGCTAGAACGGTGCTGGAGAATCCACGCATGTTCCCCCCGCGGTCCATGGCGAAAGCCCTGTACGGGAGATCGAATGCACGGTTCCAGGTGATTGGTACGGATATGTCGTCCTCGTCCTCGTCCTCGTCCTCGTCGTCGTCGTCGTTCTCGTCGTCGTTCTCGATCTCGTCGACCACGGGGATTTCCGCTTCAAAGATCAACTGAACCTGGGGAGGGTGCACCACCACTTCCGGGTTATCCCCCTTGATAACCTTGTCGATCGAGTTATCCCCCTTGTTCATCGGGAGGAGGTACGCGTGTGAGAATAAGCTCTCCGCGCATACCCGGTTAAAACTCTCCTGGGTCTCGAACTCCGAGGTCAAGACAAAGCCATTGTCGAGGATGAATACCCCGACGTACAGGCTGGTTATTTTTTTCATGGTGTTTCTCCGGTTAGTAAAATTAGGAAGGATACAGACTCTCAAAAGTCTTATACCTGTTTTCCTGTGTTTTCATAACTTCCCTTCTACAGTGGAGCTCTTCTGTTAGCTCCTCTCTAGGGACGGGAGCGTACTCCCAGTTCTCACAGCACATGGACACATACCGGAGATCCTGCTCTCCGGGTAAAGCGGGGAGCATGATGGGCTTGCGGTGGGTGTGTCCGTGAATGTTGAAGTGCCACCTGGCTACTTCCTGAGGGTGAATCGGTATGTGTGTCGCCACAAGCCGAAACCCCTTGATACCAATATCGGTAGAACATCCTTCGATTTTCTCGAAGAAGCGTCGATGGCACTTGTCGATAACCGGGCTACTGTTGCTTCGCAGTATGTCGTGGTTACCGGTAACCAGGTACTTGGTTCCGTTCAACCTGGCGTACATCCTCGGGTCCCCCGCATCCCCCAGCACCCAGACTACGTCCCTCTTACGGACTACTGCGTTCCAGTTAGCGATAATGACTTCGTCGTGCTCTTCGATCGTAAGGAACTCCTTCCTGTATTTCAGGATCCCTGCCTGACCCAGGTGTAGGTCAGACAGGTAGAAGACGTTGCTCACAGAGGACCCCCCCAGTCTCCATCCTCAGCCTCGCTCCCAGCCTCTCCCCGGTTGTAGAGGAGCTTCTGAACATAGGCAACCCGCTCTTCTGCAGTACAGAGACCCAGGATGTAGCTGGACACCACCACCTCCTTGATGTCAGCCAGGCTCAGCCCTTCGGTTATTTCTGACAGCCTAGCAATGTCCTCTGGAGGAACCACGGTTAAGTGTGTCAGGTAGCTCTTGCGAGTCTCCACGGTTGGGGACTCTACCTCGATAACCAAGTCCATCCTGCCTGGCCTATAGAACCTATCCTGCAACCTGTCCAGGTAGTTGGTGGTACAGAGGATGAACACGCTTAGGGAGCTCGGAATCAAACTTCCGTCCAGCATGCCCAATAACTTTTCTGTGTTTACGTTCTCCGCCAAGCTGTCCATCTCGTCGATGGGTATGACCACTAACCGGTCGGGTTCTACCGCCGCGATCATACGAAGAACCCCAAGGGTCTCGGACATGTCCCCTGGGTGCACCACTACCCCGCCTTGTTCAACCACGTACTCCTGGATACCCTCCAGGATACAAGACTTTCCACAGCCCGGAGGCCCATATAACAGGATACCTCTACGGTGCTGGATACCGTTGTCCCGGTATTTCTGGGCGGAGGACACAAACTTGGATACCTCTGCTCCCACCTGGGAGTACACCCCTCCTTCCAGGAAGTAGGTGGCCTCACGGACCGTAGAGGAGACCTCACTCAGGAAGACCCCACCGAACATGGAGGAGGATGCCTGGTACTTCCCGGAGGGCAGGATCGACATTACGTCGTCCGCTGCCCGGTAAGAGGTACCGGCCTTGCTCCACACAGTACCGGAGATGGCCTCCTCCTGGGCGTCTTGGTTCTCCTCCCCGTTAGCTACTAATGCTTCGGATATACTACCCATTGGTATTATCCTCTGTAGGTGTTTGTTGTGCTGGTTGTGTTTGTGGCTCTCGGTAAGGTTTTACCTTGGCTACCCACTCCTCTCCGTCCTCCCTGGAGAAGATCGGCATATATTGATCGATCACTGGTACATCATTCCTTGTTACCAGGGTTGTGTCCTCCCAGGTGTATTCCGCGCCGGTTGTGTCGCACGCAGAGGTTTTGTCTTCGTCAAGCCACTCCGCCCACCCATGGCAAGCCCCGGCAACAGCCATCGATCCCGCCTCTGAGTAACTACCCGCTTTCAGGAAATAGTGCAGGACGTCTCGGTAAGCCCCATGTTTCCTTTCTACCCGAACCGAGTAGACTACGTCTTTTTTCTCTTCACTCATACTTCAACTCCCCTGGAAAAAGAAAAGGCGCCCGAAGGCGCCTCTGGTACTACGTTGCTACATCTTCAGAAATCGAAGTGGTGCATCTCTCCTTCAGAAGCAACTACAACTTGTACCATCTTCTGGCTCATCTGAACCAAGGTTTGGTAGTTGTTGTTAACCATGTTTTTCACCGCGATCCACGTGGCAGGGTTCTTCGGCAGTCGTGCCAGGCGAGTTACTTTGCGTACTCTTGACGCTACCTCGCTAGGCTTTACCCCGAGATCACGTGCTGTCTCCGCCTGGTTCTTACCAGAGCAGATCAACTCCACGATCTTCCCATCGATCTCCTCGATTCGTGCGATTTCACACACTTCGTCCGCCATTGTGCGGCCTTCCAGTACTTCAACCATTTTTCACCTCGTTTTATCCCATAACCAAACTCCGCCAACAAGCAGGGTTCTTCTCCAGGCCTTGGAGTCAAGCTCCCGAAGGCACGCAGAAAACACTGCCCTGGCGTAGTCCCTATCATACCCATTTACCAGAAGGAAGTCATGCACCACTGCAGCCCACCCGTACCTACCCAGAGGTGGTATCAGCCACCGAAGAGGCCTTGGAACACTGGCGAAGTCTGTCTTGAACTTGGAAGGAACAGTTATCACCCTTCCGTCCACTGATACTTTCAGATCGCCAAGGGTAAGAAACCTGGTCATTCCAAGGTTGATGGGCTGGATTGCTTCTGGTAACTCAACGAATACTGCTTTCATGAGGTATCCTCCGACCCAGGGGGGTCTATAGGGATTTTACCCTACTCCTCATACCAGTACTCTCCTGGCAGCTTCTCCTCCGTAAAAAACCTCCTTAGGTCCTCGGTGGTTACCTCGGGCGTCCTTTCGATATGCCTCTGGATGATAGCTCCTGCTCTCATTCGGATTCGGGCCTTGTGGAAAGACTCCCTCCAGGTCTTCTGGATGCTGCCAGGAGAAACTTGCTCCAGTCTTCCTAGAATAGAGACGGTCATCCCTCAAACTCCTCGGTCCACTGGTCCCCAGGCTCAGCCTCCCTCTCCGCGTCCAGGCTGGTGGGGTCTATCGCCCCCTTCTGGTTGCGGATCTTCGCTACCTTGGGGGGAGGCGGCTCCAGCGGTTTCTGTGCTGCCCGGATACGCGCCGGGTCGTAGTGCTCCACCTGGGTTATCTTCCCCCCTTTGGCCAGGAACTCCGCTGTCTGCTGGGCGATCTCTCTACTCAGCTCCTCCTGTGGGGTGAGACTTCTTTCTAGCATGCTGGTTGCTCCTTCTCCGGTTAAGCCCCAAGGACATAGTCTTGTCCTCGAGGTATTTCATGTTGGATTTGAACAGAGCCTTGGAAAAAACACTGTCTATATCTTCCGGGTTGGAAATACCCATGTGGATATAGGAGTGCTGATCTGCGGTTAGCAAGACACATTTCTCCAGCTCTGTGGTTACCTTCTTCATCCACTTATCGGTTGGCTCAAGGGAGCGGATTCCCCGCCCGACTCCACCGATGTCGTGATCCTTCTCCTTTGGGTCCACGTGGTGAAACTGCATCACCGCAGGGTGTGTCCTCTTTCTGGTTATACCACAATACCCGACACCCTTTGCTCCGACAAAGGAGTAGACGAAGGCTACCTTGAATAAGTACCGCGTCTCCCGTGTGTCCAGCCTACGACCTTCTGGCCTGGACTTGAAGAATTCGTCAGCTACGGAACGGAACCCTTTAGTGACCCACTTCAGGGAGAACGCCTTGTTATCGGATACGGAATAATCCACGGCACACCTCTACGGTTAGAATTCCCCGTAGAGTGCCGTGTGTTTAATCGGTTGTCAAGGTCAGCCTGAGGCGGCGTCGATCTGTTTCTTCAGACTTTCAATCAGCCTATGCGCCCTGTACGCCTCTACTTCCGCCTTCTTACGTCTCTCGTTCATCCGTTTGAGAGCAATACTCAGGCAGTCCTCCTTCATTGGCTGGTCCAGGAATGGCAGGAGGTCCTCCACGCAAGTTACCTCTGTATCCGGGTGCTCCCCTTTTCCTATCTTCATCCCGGAGCGGGTTCCGAAGTCCGTATCGAAGCGATACCAATCCAGCTTTCCGTCCATGTCCCCCACCTTGTCCGAGACCATATCGGTGTAGCGGTCCGTCAGTATCTGCATGGCCTCTATGAGAGGAGAGTCAGAGACTCCAATACCCAGGACTTCCGTGAGCTTCCCCACCTCGTCCTCTACTCGGATAATCGTGTCTTCCCATTCGTTCAGGAGGATAGTCCTCTCTTTTTGTAGTATCTCCAACTCTTGCTCTTCACTCATTTCTCCACCCCACAGGCAGTACACAGTTATAGGGAGCCCCTTCAAACATTGGGGCAATCTGTTCTTCCTTGTACCCGGCCAAGCCGCAGCCGATCTTCGTAACCTGGAAGGTCATATCCGGGTTGTTTCTGGCGTAGTTCAGGAACCTCTCTACCCCCTTCTGTATCTCTCCCAAGGGTAGGGTCCGGATGTCCCTGTCCTTGGTGGGGATTCCATAGGAGTTACCCTGGCGGCCCTCCCCTCTACCGTAGATTGCTCCACGGTGTTCCAAGGCGAACTTGGCAGCCCCTGCTCCATGCCTGCCGGCGAGGTTGCTACCAAAGACGAAGACACTCGGAGTGCCTCCGGCCGAAAGGAGGCAGGAGACCGCGTCCTTGCACTCTTTCACAGACTCCTTCATATCCCGGATTGCCTGACGCATTTCAGTCAGGTCTTCGGTGACAGGGTTGTCTATAGGGTCACGCATCCGCACCCCCTGCCAGCACCGTCAGGGCTTTGATAAGGTCTTCTCGGGTCAACCCCTTGATGTCCACGCCGACGTCCATGCGACCCTCCAGGATATCCCTGGCTATCGCTTCCTGCAGGTAGTCGATGTCCCCATACAGGGCATCCAGCTTCTCTTCTGCCAAGGCCTTTGCCAGGCCAAGGCGGAGATCCTCGTCGGAGATGGGGGTCCCCTCGTTCCCGCTCGGGGTATTTTCCTGAGGAATAGGTGGTTCAACCGCTACTTCTTTCCCGAACGGTAAAGGCTGAGTATAGGACCGAAAGTCTGTCTGCCAGTCCCAGGGGTCCTCCTTGTACCCTCGAGGTAGCGCACCGGACAAGAAGTGGTCTGCCTCCGCCCATAGGTCCTCGATGTTCTCCAGGGTGTGCACCTGAAGAGGGATAACCCCAGGGTTCAGGATACAGGATATCATGGAGTTAACGAACCTCGCCTCATAACTGCTCTCCCACCCCAACCCACTATTGTGCAGGCTCTCCAGGAGACTCTCCTGGTTCTCCGCAGTTACGGTGAACCTCTTCAGGTTAGGTATGTCCGACACCCCAACCCCTTTTGGGAGTTCTACGAGGGTTAAGGTCCTACAAGTCATCCCCACTTCTTCCTCGTTCTCCCGGTCACTATCAGTGGAAAACACCGGGGCAAACAGGCTGCAAACCTTTATTTCCATCATCTCATAGGCGACCCCATACAGGTCTGTGCCCGATACGTGTAGCACCTTTGACCGGGCAATCCGGCGTCTAGTGTCCTTCCATTCTCTTCCCCAACTAAAAAAGTTTCTCATCTCACTCTCCCAAAAAAAGGTTGTTGTAGAAAGCCGGAAAAGTTTTTATGACCTGCACAGAGGGGGTCAAGGAAGGAGGAGTACCCCTATGTGAAAACCGTGAGGTCTTCACTGGGCCATCCGAGGACTCGGTCGAGTCGCCCCTGTGCAGGTCATAAAAACTTTTCCGTTAAACAAAGAGAGGGGCCGCCCAAGAGGCGCACGCGGAAAGCTCCCGGTTAGGCAGCCCCTCTCAAAACACAGGTGGGAACGGAAACCCTTCCTGTATATTACTTATACCACAATCACCTGCCAGATTGTAACGGGCCTACGCAGCGTAGAGCAAGCACTCCTCGAACTTGTTAGGGTTCAACTCCCGTAGTGCATTCTCCACCTCTCCCTGGGTAACCCCACGTCGTACTGTGGTCAGCTCCCCCCAGGAGTACCCGATCTCCACGTCGGTACCGATAGGGAAGGTCAGCCAGTCGAATTGCTCCTGCGGCCAGTCATCCATACAGACAAAGCAGTTGTCTATCGCCTGAGCCACCTTCTTCAGCGGGGACTCCGTCTCGATAGAGTCGTACACCGTAGCCAGACTGTTAACCCCGATCAGCTTGTTCCTGCGGTTCAATTCCCCGAAGGCTACCAGCCCCAATGTAGAGGCAGTGGACTGTATCATCACGTTCTGGGAGTTTCTCAGGGAAGCGTTGTACGCTGCAGTGCGACGGAAGCAGGGCAAGGTTCCGTAAGTCATCTTTCTCTGCCCGAACCGGGTGAAGATGTACTGGTTGGCGATGGCCATCTTGTGGCAGTCTTCCACGAAGTCCTTGATACGAGGGAATGCACCGAAGTACAAGGCAACCAGATTCTCTGCCTCTTTCTGGGTAATTCCCAGACCTGCAGCAATTCCGCCCAAGGAGGAGCCGTACAGGATACCGAAGGTCACCGCCTTGGCGTTGCCTCTCAGTACCTTGTACTTCTTGTGAAGCGGGTGGTTTTTGTCTTCGATGGCCCCATGGAACTCCTCGTAGGGAATGCCGTTGATTACGGAAGCCGTGTAGGAGTGGAAGTCGAGGCCTCCAAGAATTGCTTCCAACATCTTCTCATCCTGGCATAGTGCAGCCAGGATTTTCACCTCGCACGAACTGAAGTCAGCAGTGACAAAGATGTACCCGCGAGGAACCGTGTAACACTCCCGTACATTGTACCCGTGTACTGGTTTAGGCAGGTTCAGCAAGTTCGGGTTATCCGAGGATATCCTGTGTGAGCTGGTCCCATGGAGGTTGTAATTCGGGTGTACCCTCCCATCTCTCTTGACCCAGTCTCCGATGTAGGTTTTGATGAACGAGGAATGAACGCTCGATATATCGGTGTACATCCGCAGGCTCTTCAGCCAGGTCAGCCCCGTGGACTCCTCTAACGCTTTTATCGCGTCTCCGCTTACCGCCGGCTGGCCCTTCTTGGTAAACACGGTCACAGGGAACCCGAGGTCCCCGTATAGCATCTGCGACAATTCCGTGCCGGAACCCAGGTTGATACTCTTCCCCATCCCTGTGAACACCTCTTCTTCCAGGGTAGCCAGCTGCATACACATACGCTGGTCATACTGGCGATTGAGAACCTGGTCGTAGAGAATCCCGTTGATCTCCATGTCCAGCATGAACTCCATTGCCGGATGCTTGATGTTCCTGGCTTCGGACAGGATAGATGGTGCGAATACCGACTCCTCCTTCCCATCTTTGAACTGTTTGTACTTCACCTGGTTCTTGATGGAGGGCATTAGCCTCCGGAGCAGCTCATAGGTCACTAACGCGTCTACCCCTGCATACGAATACAATCGCTCTGAGGGGAAGTCTTCATAGGATTTAACAGCCATTTTTATTTTCCGACGTAAAAGAAAAAAGGCCCTCGCGGGCCTGAGTAACTGGCCCGGTTACCCGAGCCATCCCATTATGGTGAGGTAGGTGCAAGCGATCGCACCTACCAAAGCGGCCGCGCTCAAGAGCGTGGCAATCACAACTTCCCTGTCGTTCGCACGCTCCGCTTCTGCGGAGCTTAACTCACGGGCCCTCCGAAAATGGGGGGCCCAATCATTGCGTGCGCTCATGTTCACCTCCTCAGGTGGTTTGCGCCCGGAAGCGTGATGCTCCGGTTCTAACTACCTTATACCAAAATACCGCTAGAACTTCAGCTTCTGGAACCAGGTCTTTCCCCGACGTACATCGGTGTGTACACACGTGCTGGAGGCTCCGCCTGCGCTACGCTCTTCTCCGGACCCAGTACCCACAGACTCCCCAACCCGGTAAGCAGCATCACCGCCGCCGCCCTTCGTACTATCTTTTTCATGTTCATGCAGAACCTCCGTACTAACGAAGATAAGGACGCACATTAGTCCCAGCGAGGCTACGCCAGCCAGGACATACCATAGGAGACCTGTCACCATGGACGGTTCTCCTCGTTCATTGCCGCCAGGTCAGGATCTGGGGAAAGCATGATCCATGACACTGCCCAGAAGAGGGCGAAGGTTAACAGGCTCCCCGAGATAGCCTCGGGAACGTCCAACCCCTCTCCGTACTTCATGTACGAGATCACAAAAGTAAGCACCGCTACTACCAGTGCTATTGCAATGGCCATCAAGTTTCTTTTCACAGGGTTCTCCCGCAACTCGTCGTAAGTGTCGAGTTGCTGTTTGTTTTGTAGGTAACTCGCCAAAATAGGCGAGGTCCGGTCTCTCACAGTGTTCTCCCTGTTAGTGTCTCCAGCCGCCGTAGCTGTCTCCACCTACCTTCGCGGTGTTCTGCCTGGGGTACTAGCCGCGTCCGTCTCACTGTTCCTTACCTTACTCATCTGGGTTATACCCTTGTTCTCTTTTTCCTTGAAAAGAGGGCTCTAGCAGCAACCACCGCAGCTTGCGCAGTAGTCTTCTTCCGAGTCGTCCATAAACCCAATCTCCAGGAAACAGGTGTTCCCGTCCTCGTCCGTTCCAACGATGCAGGTGTACGCCCCGTCTCCATACCCGGAGCTTGATACGAGTCCTTTACCTTGGTAGGTACCTCCTAGACTCCCTGCTGTCAACTCGCAGATGTCCCCATAGAATGTGCCCTTCTCTCCATACTCCCCCGTGCAACTTCCGGTAGGGTAGACGGTATCACAGAAGATTCCAGCCTGGCCAGAGTCAACCCCTACGGAAAACGGGGCGCTCACTTCGTTGTACACGTCCCCTGCTCCTTTACGTACCAGGCGCAGTTTGGACACCCGATCCTCGTCTCCATAGTGAAGGAAGGCCTCGTAGGTGCCGGGAGTGATGTCTACCTCCCCACGGCACCAGACGTCGCGAGGGTAGCATGGGTCGGAGACTACAACTCTGTTAGAGAGGAGGATGTCCTCGAACTGTTTGATTTCACCTTTTTTTGGTGACATGATAATACCTCTATTGAGTTTTGTTGGGGGTTGAAATGAGCGGTATTGTTTTGAAAACGGTTAAGGCAAAGCTTTACTGCGTTGAGTGTGGAACGGAGTTGACGGGGAAGCAGGAGAAGTTTTGTAGTCCTTATTGCAGTATGAGGTTTCATACTAACCTAGCCCGTGAAAGAGGTACCGGAGGGTACCTAAATAGCCCTACCTCCAGAAAATACGAGCGTTGTGTAGAGTGTGGAAAACCCCTATCTGGGAACCAAAAGAAGTTTTGTAGTCCTACCTGTCGTGATAAGTCTCCCAAAAAGAGGGAAAGGGTGAGAGCTTCCCGAGGCACAAAAACGCAAAAGGCTAAGGTGTACTATGTACTTCTCAGGGGTGGGTGCTGTCAAGAATGCGGGTACCACAAAAATATAGCGTCTTTATGTTTTCATCACCTAGATCCTTCAAAAAAGACACTAAGTTTAAACTGCGGCGTTCTTAGTAGTACCGAGGAGTCCGTAGTTGTGGCTGAGCTGAAAAACTGTGTACTCCTCTGCCACAACTGCCACAGCGAGCTACACAACCCAGAACTGGAAGGCCTGTTAGACCCTCCCGTCACCAGGCCCGTATTACCAACCCCAGATCCTCGTTCTGACACTTCCCATGAGAACGTAGTTTCTCTTCCAGTGAAGCGTACAAAGGGAGAAACCTCTCCTGTGGTAGCCCATACAACCTGATTAGGAGCCTGGTGCATTCAACCAGGCCCTTTACCGTGGTCGTTTCTCCTACGTGGGTAATGGCTATGAAATGCACTCGTGCACCTCTACACCTTCTGCCCTTGCCAAGTTCTCGAACTGTGCGGTACGGGCGAAGTCCCCCAAGGCCTCAGCCTTGGTGTATCCGTCCCTCTTCGGTTTTAGCCGATAACAGAACGTAGACTGACGCCCGAGGACATGCACTCTCCCCTTGTCGTCTACGACAGGGTTGAAAGACCTTAGAACTTCTCCCCTAGAGCCAAAGGTACCTTGTACTACTCCATTCTTAACAACGAGGTAATAACGTGGAGGCAGTGTCCCCATAGGACCTCCGGTTCGTTAAAAAAGAAAACCCCGCTGGTTAGGCGGGGCGGATTGAGGGGGGGGCAATCAGGGCAAGTACTTCAGGAT